GGTCTAAACAGTCATACGTGGCTGTTAACGTTGTTCCTTCCAATGGTGGGAACTGGGTTACTGGTACCTGAGTGTGAATCGACTTGTCGTTTCTCAGGTTCAAGTTTTAACATCACGAAGGCTTTCGAGTCGTTTGTGGAACTGTTGTCTGGCGTTTACGGCGTCAAACTACAGTGTCCTCAACTCGAATCTGCCGAGCTATCTCAATTTTGCTCCGGCTTGATTGAAGGTGATGTTCTGCATCCGTGGAGAGTTCAGATAGCTCGACTCTCCGCGCAATCTCGCTTCGGGATTGCGCACTCTCTCTTTCTTTTTCGGAAGGTGATTCCAAAGAAGAAGCCCCTGGTGGAGAAATATGTTGATATTCTGTCGACTCCTCAAGAGGAGCCGGACCAAGACTTCGCGAATTTCGCTAAGCGCGAGGTTAGAAAACTCTTTCCCTATGGTTGGGATCGGAAATATCAAGATTATTGTCTCACAAGTTCGCTACCACTGACCTCCTGTGCGGAGAATGGTCGTAGCGGAGGTGGCTCAAGAGGCTGGGGGGATGATGTCCCGTGTATGCGGGGCCCATTCTGGTCGCGTTGGGAACGTGCTGACTTTTGTGAGTACGTCCTCAAGGCGGTCGTCCCAAGGAGCCGAGGGTCTTCTCGAGTACAGGCTATAGAGACTGGTGGAAAGTGGCGGATCATTTCGATACCTCCTCAGGTTGACAATGCTCTCCGACCCTTGCACAAAGCCATGTACTCTCATCTTTCCCGTTTCCCCTGGTTACTTCGCGGAGATGCGAAACCTAGCAGATTCAAAGATTTCACTCCTGTGGAGGGAGAGATCTTTGTGAGTGGCGACTACGAATCCGCCACTGACAATTTAAATTCTAGGCTCCAAAAAGTAATCATGGGCGAGCTGCTAAAGCGTTCCTATACTGTACCCACAGGTATAGCGGAGCACGCTTTGTCGTCTTATGATTCAACTCTAGTCATAGACAAATGCTCTCTGTGTCCAGGGCCTTCCTGCGAAGGTCATGTACAACGGAGAGGGCAGCTCATGGGACAGTTGACTTCTTTTCCATTGTTGTGCCTGGTAAACTACATTACGTTTCGGTATGCTATACGGAGGCCTGTGCCTGTTCGTATAAATGGCGACGATATCGTTTTTCGTGCGACGCCTGCCGAGGTAGCTCGGTGGGAGCGTATTGTAGCTAAGGGCGGCTTGACTTTGAGTGTGGGGAAAACGTTGAAGCACAGTCGTGCTTTTACCCTTAACTCGACTCCCTTCTGGGCGGGGGGCTCAGGAGGTAGGCTCGTGGGATTTATTAGGGCCAAGGCCCTTTTCCCCCATGGGAAGAATAGCGAACAGACCGCTTCGCTGAATGGACGTTTCTATTCAGTGTGCGCGGGTTATGGGGGTTGGAGGCAACGTCTGGTTCGGACGTGGTTTCTCCACCATAACTCGCGACCGATTCATTTGTCTCGACGGTCTGTTACACGTGGATTAGGGTTAGCTGTGGACAGGGAGATGCTGCATATCACTGGTATGTGGCATAGGGAGCTCTTCTACCTTGAACAAGTAGTTGAGAAACCCTTACCGTTTATTTCATCTAATACGGTTATCCCTGTAGGCTGGGTCCAGATCTCCGCTAATTGGTTACCTCTCGAGGATATCAAGGAGTGGCAACGCAAGTGGAGCGACGCTTGCATTGAATGGTCTTGGCACGGTTCTTTTTCACCTTGCGATGTCTCTGAGGACACTCTCATTGCTTTGATCCGTAGGGGTTGCTCCCCTTATGGTCTTGGCACTCTTATGAGTGCCAAGGTTCGAGGTATGCTTAGGCTGTCTCGGAATAAAGCTTGGAGGTGGGTGAATCAGAGACGCAATGAATCCGTCTTCGGAAGGGTTCGTTGGAAGAGAGGGAGGGGGGTGTGGGTGGACTTGGACCTGCTTGCCCCGCGCACGCAGGTGACTTTTCTTGCGTCCAACGCTTGATTGATCCTCGGCGGGTTATTGTGTGAGAGGCCAGGGCATTGCTTTCAGCCTCTGGTCATCCGGCGCCGTGTGAAAAGCGGTCCCGACCCCGAGAGGGGCACGCCAATATCCAATGGGTTCACATCGAGAGGTGTGGGTCGACCTCTATTGATTTAGAGGTAACGTGTCGTGACTAGTTCCATCGTTCCGGGTTCGCCCGGTGAATCTAGTAGGCGTATAGCCAGGGTAGTACCGAGCTATATGGCGAACGAAAGACGCGCTAGAGACGGAAACAAGATGGGGTGTAAAAAGCTCCACTGAAAAGGGTAACGTCCGGGTTGGCTGGCCGCGAGGTCAGTCCGCAGCATTGAGTTACGCCGCCCGTTCTGGTAATCAGTCCAGTGGGACAGTCGAGTTGTTGGGCCTACGCAAGGCGCGGTTACCACACCTATAAGTGGCCATCCTGGGGGTGGAAATGGAGGATGCTCCGATAGGTTCGATTCCTATCGGTCTCCGGCGATCAATTTTATTGGTTGCGAG